TTTCATCACATAGCAATGGTAGTGAGATTAGAAAATATGAAATAAACGGTGTTTCTCTATTAAGAATTAATAAAACTCATAGACTAGAGGACGCAACAATCGATAATGCTATAGGATTAGATTATTACACCTTGAAACTAAGTCAAGATGCGTTTACAAGTGAAGATTCTACATTAGAAATCACTGATAGAACTATTTCTTCTAGTTTAAAACCAGCACTTTACTTTAGAGATAGTAAATTTGACGGTGGATTTGAAGTTTCTGCAACACAAAATATGCAATTTGAATTAATTACTCCACTAATTGAAACATTCACTCCTGGTCCAACTAACATATCAAGTCAAGTTAGAACAGTTTCCGGAAAGAGCATATCTGGAAATGAAGAATCTTTTGTAGATCAGGGATACAGTCCTATTAGTTTAGGAGTATATAATTATTTTGAAACTCCAAGATTAATTTGTTCTGATGTAAATGAAAAAAATCTTTTACCTGGATTCCCTGGAAATAAATCATTTAATGTTTTATTAACTTTATCCTCTAATGATTCTAAGTTATCTCCTTGTATTGATTTAACCAGAACTAGTGTTATTACTACAACTAACAGAGTCAATAAAATAGTTGGAGATAATGAATATCCAGGAGATAATAGAGTGAACTCTTTAGTAAGAGATCAAAATGCATTCTTATATGTAACAAAATCAATAAAACTTCAAAATCCTGCTACATCTTTGAAATTATATGTATCAGCAGATATTAATATCTATTCTGATATAAGAGCTTTATATTCAATTGATAATAAGGAGAATTCAGATCCAGTGTTTGAATTATTCCCAGGATATAATAATTTAAATAATCTATTAGAAACTGTTAATCCAGAAAATAGTGATGGTAGACCAGATATATTCACTGAAAAAAATTCTATTTTAGATTTTGAAAATAATAATTTTATAGAATATGAATTTACTGCGAATAATTTACCATCATTTACATACTATAGAATAAAATTGATTATGACTTCTACTAATCAATCATATGTTCCTCAATTGAAAGATGTTAGAGCAATTGCATTAGCATAATTATGTCAGATTTAATTCCCATTAAAGATCATTTGGGTCTCTTAAGAGACCCAGAAACAAACTCAATTATAAATGTCAGCAGATCTCAGTATAATAACTATTTGAGATTAAAAGAACAAAAAAGAAAAGAAAAAGAAAATAGTCTTAATCTTGAAGAAGAGGTTCTAAAGTTAAAAGATGACATTAATGAAATTAAAACTATGCTGAAATCTATATTAAATCAATAACATTATAGATAATATAGGTACTGATAATTCTAATGGCACAACCATCAACCCGACAAGAATTAATCGATTATTGTCTAAGAAAACTAGGTGCTCCTGTTCTTGAAATAAACGTTGCTCAAGAGCAAATAGAGGATCTCGTTGATGACGCCATTCAGTTATTTCAGGAAAGGCATTTTGATGGTGTTTATCAGACTTTTCTTAAGTATGAAGTAACTCAAGAAGATATTCAAAGAGGAAGGTCTAAAACTTTTGATTCAGTTGGTGTCACTACTTCTACAGTTTCTGCAAACATAACAGGAACTCCTACCAATTTTAATTATTATGAGACTGGAAATTATTTACCAATACCCTCTCACGTAATTGGGGTTAATAAAATATTTCAATTTGAAGGGTCTAACACACTTTCAAGTGGAATGTTTAGCATTAAGTATCAAATATTTTTAAATGACATTTATTATTGGGGGTCAATTGATCTTTTAACCTATTCAATGGTAAAAACTTATCTTGAAGATTTAAATTGGTTGTTGACAACTCAAAAACAAATTAGATTTAATAAAAGGCAAGATAGATTATATCTAGATATTGATTGGGGGTCATTAAGACCAGGAGAAATTTTAATCATTGATTGTTATAGAATGATGGATCCAAATGATTTTTCAAAAGTTTGGAACGATTCATTTCTAAAAGAATATTTAACTGCTTTAATTAAAAAGCAGTGGGGACAAAATCTAATTAAATTCCAAGGAGTCAAACTTCCAGGTGGTATTGAATTGAATGGCAGACAATTATATGATGATGGTCAAAGAGAAATAGACGTTATACTTGAAAAAATGTTCTTAACATATGAACTTCCTCCATTAGATATGATAGGATAAACATATGTTAAATCCATTTTTTCTTCAGGGATCAAAATCAGAGCAAAATCTAATTCAAGATCTTGTAAATGAGCAGTTAAAAATTTATGGAGTTGATGTCTATTACTTACCTAGGCAGTATATAACTGAAAAAACTGTAGTAAAAGAAGTAGTAGAATCGCAATTTAATTTTGCTTATCCAATCGAAGCTTATATTGATTCCTATGATGGATTTGCAGGTCAGGGAACAATTCTTTCTAAATTTGGAGTTCAAGATATTGATGATTTGAACCTTATAATTTCAAAAGATAGGTATGATATTTACATTCGTGAATTAATTAAAAATCTTCCTGACATAAAACTTTCCAGTAGACCAAAGGAGGGAGATTTAATCTATTTCCCATTTGGAAATAGATTGTTTGAAATTAAATTTGTAGAGCACGAAAAACCTTTTTATCAGCTAAGAAAAAACTATGTGTATGAGTTAAGATGTGAACTCTTTAGATATCAAAATGAAATTATTAATACTGGACTAGAATTCATTGATGATCCTCTAAGTGGGGGATATGACACTGACGGCACTGGAGATGACCTAGAAGGAAGAGAACAATACAGTGTGACCCAAACCTTACAGTTAATAGGAATTGGAAATACTGCTACTGCAACAACTCAAATTAGAAATGGTGGTGTTAGACTAGTTACAGTTACCAATAGAGGTTCTGGATATAAAACAAGTCCAACAGTTTCATTTTCTGCTTCTCCTACATTTAATGGAACTGCATCTGGAATTGCAACAATGATAGGAGGAATTGTTGATTTATGTGAACCAAGTCCAACCTTGTTAAGAGTTCAAGGTGTAGAAATAACTGATCCAGGTTATGGATATGCAACTCCTCCAAAAGTTTCTTTTAATGGAGGTGGTGGATCTGGAGCAGAAGCATTCTCAACCATAGGAGATGGTATTGTTGGTCCAATTAATATCACTGATAGGGGATCTGGTTATGTTAATCCTCCATCTGTGACTTTTGTGGGAGTGTCATCCATTGCTGCTCAAGCTGTAGCTATATTAAATCTCGCAGGAGAAGTATCTCAAATCAGAATAATAAATGCTGGTCTTGGATATACAGTATCTCCCCAAGTTCTCATAAGTTCTCCAGAAACTATCGTTGGATTTGGAACTTATAAGTATAACGAAAAAGTAGTAGGAAGTTCAAGTGGTGCTACTGCAATTGTAAAATCCTGGAATATTTTGACAAAGGTATTAGAAGTTTCAAATTCTACTGGAGTCTTTATTTCTGGGGAAACTGTGACTGGAGAAGAATCCAGTGCTACTTACAGTATTAGATCTACTAATTTAAATAGATTAAATGATAATTATGGGCAAAATGATGTAATTCAGCAAGAAGCTGATGATATATTAGATTTTAGTGAAACAAACCCCTTTGGAATACCTTAAAATGTTAAATATAGTATAACAAGAGTAAGGCAATGTTTGAATACTTCTATCACGAAATATTTAGAAAAACAATCATAGGATTTGGTGCGTTATTCAATGATATAACTATTAAACAATCTAATGATCAAGGCCAAACAACTTCTTTAATAAAAGTTCCTCTTGCTTATGGTCCAATTCAAAAGTTTTTGGCAAGGGTAGAGCAACAACCAAATTTAAATAGTCCAGTTCAAATAACGTTGCCAAGAATGTCATTTGAATTTAATGGACTATCTTATGATCAGTCAAGAAAATTAACAACTACTCAAAGTTTTTTATCTAAGTCAGTAACAGATTCAACTGATATAAAGAAAACTTATATGCCAGTTCCATACAATATGGATTTTGAGTTAAATATCTTCACTAAGTTTAATGATGATATGCTTCAAATTGTTGAGCAAATTTTGCCGTATTTTCATCCTTCATATACATTATCAATAAATTTAATCGAGACAATAGGAGAAAAAAGAGATGTCCCTATAGTATTGAATAGTATTCTAATGCAAGATGACTATGAAGGGGATTTCACTACAAGAAGAGCTTTAATATATACACTCAAATTTACAGCTAAAGTTTACTTGTTTGGACCAGTACTCGGTGGTGCATCCAAGGATATTATCAAAAAAGTTTCTCTTGGATTTGTTTCTGGAGACACCAGATCTGTATCAAGAGATCTTACTTATTCAGTTGAACCAGTGGCAACAAGAAGTTATAGTGATCAAGCTACTACTATACTAAGCAGTGATATTGATTTTAGTTCTACAATGATAGAAGTACAAAATGCTTCTAACATACCAGAAAAATCTTACTTTACTATAAATAATGAGACTTTATATGTTTCCAGTAAAAATGGAAATGTTCTCAATGTTGTTAGAGGTTCTTATGGAACTCCAATAACAAGTCACGTTTCCGGATCTGAGGTTAAAGTAATCACAGAACAGGATAATGCTCTAATACAAATTGGAGATGATTTTGGATTTAGTGGGTTAGATTTTAGTTAAACTTATGTCTAAAAAATTCGATAAGTTAAATGAAGTATTTAATGTTTCAAGTGAAATTGTGTCAAAAGATTTAGATTTTTCTAAATTAGAAAAAGTTGATCCTGAAGAGGATCCTAAATCATTAATTAGTGATATAAAGAAAGATTATGAATACTCTAGGGGAAATTTTTATTCCATAATTGAAAAGGGGCAAGAGGCAATTAATAGTGTTCTAGAACTTGCACAAGAAACTGAGTCTCCAAGAGCATATGAAGTAGTTGGTCAATTAATTAAGAATGTTTCTGATGCAACAGATAAATTAATGGAATTGCAAAAGAAATTAAAAGATATAGAAGAAGTTAAGCAATCTAGTGGTCCTACTAATGTAACAAATGCTTTATTTGTTGGTTCTACTGCTGAACTATCAAAATTATTAAAAAATAAGTTAACACCAGAAGAAAAATGAATATGCTAGATCAAGCAGTATTAGAATTAAAGAAAAAATTATTAGAATTAGATGATATTTCTTATGATTCTATTGACAGTCTAATGAGAAAAATTATGAAATCATATAATGTCACTGCTAGAGAACTTCATAATTCTTTTAAAAATAAATATAAAAAGACACCAGACGATTGGATCAAGGAAAAAATGAAAAAAATTCACGAAGACCATAAAGAAATTGCATCTGGGAAAAAAACAGATGATGAAGGTTATATGGCAAGAAATGAGTTAGATTCAATTGAGAAAGCAGTTCAAAATCTTAGAAAGTCTATAAAGTCTGGTAAGCAACAACTCCCTGCTTGGGTTCAATCAAAAATCACAAAAGCAGCAGACTATATTGATACTGCAGCAGAATATTTACAGAGTGATGAAAAAGTAAACGAAGATAAATTAGTCAGAGGTATTTTAAAAGGATCTGACCCCAAAACACAAATTAAAAAATCTTCTGGTGCTGGAGCATTAACACCAAATGCTGCAAAACAACTAGGACCAAAAGCAGTAGAATTGCAAAAGAAAAAAGCAGCAAAAGTTTCTCTTCCTTCAATTAAAAAAGAAGAAGTTTCTTTAGTAGAAAAAATTCTTGGAGAAGAAAAGTGTGGAAAAGGAATGTATTGGTGTAATACCGATAAAGTATGCAAACCTTTACCTGAAGGGATGAAAGTTCCTGGACAAAAAGTTAAACCAACTGAAGTTGGAATAGGTAAACCAGTTGGAGAATCTTGTGCTCATACTGGTGAAGGGAAACCCTGTCCTATTCACGGAAAGCACAAGTGCCCAATGTCAGAAGAAAAGGATCCAAAAGGTCCAACAAAGTCATATAAAACTCCAGAGGAAATTGCTAAAAAACACGGGGTTTCTGTTGAAGAAATTAAAAAGCAATTAGAAATGGGGACAAAAGTTGAATTTGAACATACTACAAGTAAAAGTGAAGCAAGAATAACAGCACTTCAGCATTTGGATGAACTTCCTAATTATTACAGTAAACTCAAAAAAATGGAGCATCAAAAGGAAAGCGTGACTGTTGAAGATGCTAATGGCAATCCATATGTAGAATTTATAGATTTAATAAAACCAGATCCAATTAAAGAGGATGAAGATCCTTGTTGGAAAGGATATACTCAAGTTGGAATGAAAATGAAGAATGGAAAAAAAGTTCCAAATTGTGTTCCTTCCAAAGGAGTTCCAAAAGCAAAAGGGTATAAAAAGGAAAGTGTTGATGAGGCAGCAAGAATGCCTGCAAAAACAGGAAATAATGTTTTTGTAACTTTATCTTGGAGAGGCAAGTATTATTCAATCCAAGTATTTTTCCCACAAGCAAAAGTTCCATCTAGATCTGAAATATCTGATGAAATACAAAAAATTTATCCAGGATCTAGAGTAGTAACTCATAGAATTGCAGATTTTACTCCAGGAGAACCTATACTTTATGCAAATAAAGGAGGAAGTGGAGGAAAATTGGGAGCAAATAAAAACTATGTAAAACCTATGGGAGAAGAGGTTGAAATACTTGATGAAAAAAAGTAGGTAAGGCAGAAATGCCTTGCAACAAACCAAAAGCACAAGCACACGGATCAGGAGAAACTGGAAAATCTCACGTAGTAAAAGCTTGCACTGATGGAAAGGAGAAATTAATTCGTTTTGGTCAATTAGGAGTAAAAGGTTCCCCCAAAAAAGAAGGTGAATCCGAATCTTATAAAAGTCGTAGAGAAAGATTTAAGGCAAGACACGCTAAGAATATAGCAAAGGGGAAAATGAGTGCTGCTTATTGGGCCAATCTTACAAAATGGTAGGTTAAACTGAGTTATGGCTGAAGAATATTATCTTGGTAACCCGTTACTTAAAAAGGCAAATACTAAGATTGAATTTACAGAAGAACAAGTTATTGAGTGGATTAAATGTGCTCAAGATCCAGTTTATTTTGCTAGAAATTATATAAAAATTGTAACTCTTGACCACGGACTATCAAAATTTGATATGTATCCGTTCCAAGAAAAGATGATTGATACTTTTCATAATAATCGTTTTAGTATATGCAAACTTCCTCGTCAGTCAGGTAAGAGTACTACAGTAGTTTCATATCTTCTCCATTATGCCATTTTTAATGATAATGTAAATATTGCAATTCTTGCAAACAAAGCATCTACTGCAAGAGATCTCCTTGATCGTCTTCAAACTGGGTATGAAAATTTACCTAAGTGGTTACAGCAAGGAGTTATATCTTGGAATAAAGGTTCAATGGAACTTGAAAATAAATCTAAGATTACTGCTGCTTCAACTTCAGCATCTTCAATCCGAGGTGGAACATATAATATTATTTTCTTGGACGAATTTGCGTTCGTTCCAAACACTGTTGCTGACAACTTCTTTAGTTCAGTTTATCCTGTAATTACATCTGGACAATCATCAAAAGTGATTGTAGTTAGTACCCCATACGGTATGAATCATTTTTACCGATTATGGGATGATGCTCAAAAAGGAAGAAATGAATATTCTCTAATTGAAGTTCATTGGACTGATGTTCCAGGAAGAGATGAAGAGTTTAAAAGAACTACCATAGCAAATACTTCAGAATCTCAATGGAGACAAGAATTTGAGTGTCTATTTTTAGGATCATCAGATACTTTAATATCTGGCCCTGTATTAAATCGACTAACATTTGATAATCCCAAAACATCAAATGTAGGGTTGGATGTTTATGAAGATCCTCAAAAAGACCACACTTATGTCATTACCGTAGACGTTGCTCGTGGGGTCGAAAAGGATTTTTCTGCATTTGTGGTAATTGATGTGTCTCAGTTTCCACACAAAGTAATAGCAAAGTATAGAAATAATCAAATAAGACCAATACTTTTTCCAACTATAATAAAAGATGTAGCAAAATCATATAATAATGCTTATGTTCTATGTGAGGTAAATGATGTTGGAGATCAAGTAGCAGCAGGACTTCATTATGACTTAGAATATTCTAATCTTCTAATGAGTTCAATGCGAGGAAGAGCTGGACAAATTTTAGGACAAGGATTTTCTGGCAAGAAAGTCCAACTTGGGGTGAAAATGTCAAAGACAACTAAAAAAGTTGGATGTTTAAACTTAAAAACATTAATAGAGGACAATAAACTCATTTTCAATGATCTTGAAATAATAAATGAACTTACTACATTCATCCAAAAAGGAAATTCATTTGAAGCAGAAGAAGGAAAAAATGACGACTTAGTAATGTGTCTTGTAATGTATTCTTGGTTAATACTTCAAGATTATTTTAAAGAATTGACAGATCAAGATATTAGAAAAAGAATATATGAGGAACAAAAAAACCAAGTAGAACAAGATATGTCCCCTTTTGGTTTTATAGTGGATGGAATTAATGATGAAAATACATTCGTTGATAATGATGGAGATAGATGGTATACCGATGAGTATGGAGATCGTTCTTATATGTGGGAATATATAAGTTAGTCTTCTGTAATTTAAGTTTTTAATAAATATTTCTTAGATAAACTGAGACTTAGGAGAAAAATTAAATGGCGACTCCTCAATTATCTCCCGGCGTACTTATCCGTGAGGTTGACCTAACTGTAGGAAGAGCTGATAATGTTTTAGATAATATTGGAGCAATTGCGGGTCCTTTTGCAATTGGTCCTGTCGATGAACCTATTGACATAACCACAGAACAAGAATTAATTAATGTATTTGGAAAACCTTCTTCAAAAGATGCTCAGTATGAGTATTGGATGAGTGCTTCTTCATTCCTTTCTTATGGAGGAGTGCTAAAGGTAGTAAGAACTGATGGAGCAGAATTAGTAAATGCAAATGCTATTCGTAACTCCTCAGGAATTTCGACTATTGGACAAGATGATCTGAAAATTAAAAACTTTGATGATTATGAGGCAAATTATGCTGATGATATTGCAAACTATATTTTTGCAGCAAAAACTCCAGGTTCTTGGGCAAATAATTTAAAGGTTGCAATTATTGATGATAAAGCAGATCAAATTTTAGGAATAACAACTGAGACTGTAACCTTTTCTGCAGTAATCAACAATAGAGATGGAATTATAGTAGGAGGAGCAAGTACTGTTGCTATTTCTACAGCTTCTATTGTAGTTGGTCAAGAAATTAGATGTGATATTAGTGGAGTTCTTTCTCCAGGAACTACGGTTACTGGTATTGGAAGTGATGGCACAATTTCAATTTCAAACCCATCTCTACAATCAGTTCTTGTAGATAGTCAATTTGATTTAGGAACTACTACTGTAACAGGAGCAATTCAAGTAGGTTTTGCAGTTACAACAACTTTAACTAATGTTTCTTCAGCAGGAATTGGAACAACTACAGTATTTAATGGATTCTTGAAATCAATCGTAACTGGAGTAGGAAATAGTTCAATAGATGTTAAGATCACTTCAGTAGTTGATTCTTCAGGAGTAGAAACACCTATAACATATGCTCAAAGAACACAATTAAGATCATTCAGACCTGGAAATATCGTTAATATCTATGATCCTGAGGTTTCAGATTCAATCCCAGCAAGGACTGAGACTCTTGGATCTTCTGCTGGAGATGTTTTAGATTGGTATGATGAGCAAATTATATCTTTAGAAAATAGCTTAATTTTCTGGAGATCAATTGCTCCAAAACCAGGAACATCACAATATGCTGCAGAAAGAAATTCAAGAAGTGACGAAATGCATATTGTTGTCATTGATGACACAGGTTCTGTTACAGGTATTCAAGGAAATATCTTAGAAAAGCATATTGGTCTTTCTAAAGCTGTAGATTCAATTTCAGCAGTAAATTCACCTCAAAAAAATTGGTGGAAAAATTATCTGTCAGTTTTTTCAGATTATGTATATGCTGGAGATAACCCTTCAGATGATGAAAATCCAAATGAGCCTGTATTTGCAACCGGATTTAGTTCTGGGATTATCCCTTATACAGACCCTGAAGGACTCTGGAATTTGGAAGCACAAAATAGAACATTTAGTGCGATTGGAAATGTGACTTACACCTTATCTGGTGGTAAAGATTATGGTGTCAATAAGGGAATGAATGCAACTCTTGGAGATTTATTTAATTCGTATCTCTTATTTTCAAATAGAGATGAAATTGCTGTAGATTATTTAATTATGGGACCAGGACTTGGAAATAAGTTTGAATCTCAAGCAAAAGCAAGTCATTTAATCTCTATTGCAAATGGAAGAAAAGATTGTATTGCAGTAATTTCACCACATAGAGCAGATGTGATAGATATTACTAGTTCTGATGTACAAACTGATAATATTCTAGAATTTTTCTCCCCACTTCCATCTTCATCATACGCAGTCTTTGATAGTGGATATAAGTATACCTATGATAGATTTAACAACAGATTCCGTTATATTCCTTGCAACGGTGACGTTGCTGGATTAATGGTCCGCACAAGTATATTTGCATATCCTTGGTTCTCCCCAGCAGGACAACAAAGAGGAATTCTTAATAATGCAATAAAACTTGCATATAATCCAAACAAAGCACAAAGAGATCAACTTTATCCATTGAGAGTCAATTCAATTGTTAATCAACCTGGAATTGGCATTCTCTTATTTGGAGATAAAACTGCTCTTGGTTATGCTTCTGCTTTTGATAGAATTAACGTTCGTAGGTTGTTCCTTACTGTAGAGCAGGCACTAGAAAGAACTGCTCAAGCACAGTTGTTTGAATTGAATGATGAAATCACTAGAGCAAACTTTGTAAATATTGTTGAACCTTATTTACGTGATGTTCAAGCAAAGAGAGGTCTCTATGGATTCTTTGTAAAATGTGATGAAACTAATAATACTCCTGATGTTATTGATAATAATGAATTTAGAGCTGATATTTTCTTAAAACCAGCTAAGTCCATTAACTATGTGACTCTTACTTTTGTTGCCACCAGAACTGGCGTTTCTTTTGAAGAAGTGGTCGGAACTGTTTGATTTTTATAAATTAATTACAAAGGAGGAATTCTAAAATGGCAACACTAAAAGGTCTTTCACAATTTAAATCTAAATTAATTGGAGGTGGTGCTCGTCCCAACCTTTTTGAGGTCTCTATACCAAGTTTCCCAGCAGGAGTATCTAATGCTCAGGGGGTAGGGGGTGCTTTTGATGCAGAAAATTTCACTTTTCTATGCAAAGCAGCAGCCCTTCCAGCATCAGTTATAGCACCAATTGAGGTTCCTTTTAGAGGACGCACTCTAAAAGTTGCTGGAGACAGAACATTTGATGTTTGGACAGTAACAGTAATAAATGACGAAAACTTCTCACATAGAAGAGCTTTTGAATATTGGATGCAAAGTATTGGGCAATATTCAGACCATAGTGGTTTGACTGAACCAAATTCTTATATGACAGATGCTACTGTCATTCAATTAGGAAGAACTGCAGTTGGTAAAGAAAGTGGTACTGGTACTGGCGGAAATGCCAATATATTAGCACAGTATAAATTTAAGGATATTTTCCCCACTAATATTTCTGCAATTGATTTGTCATATGATACTTCTGACACAATTGAAGAATTTACTGTTGAGTTCCAAGTTCAATTCTGGTATCCAGAGCAAGCAGGAAGTAATTCTGCACAAGGGTAATAAATAGATAAACATCTAGAGTTCAGTTAAATTATGGCAAAATTATTTGGTTTTTCTATTGAAGATAATGATAAAATAAGTCCTTCTATAGTTTCCCCCGTTCCTCAAAATGATGAGGACGGGGTTGATTACTATCTAACTAGTGGATTTTTTGGATCTTATGTTGATATTGAAGGTGTATATAAAACAGAATTTGATTTAATTAAAAGATATAGAGAGATGGCACTTCATCCTGAAGTTGATAGTGCTATTGAGGATATTGTGAATGAAGCCATTGTTTCAGACCAAAATGACTCTCCTGTTCAAATAGAGTTATCAAATTTAAATGCTAGTGATTCATTAAAGAAAAAAATAAGAGAAGAATTTAAATCTATTTTGGAATTAATGGATTTTGACAGAAAATGTCACGAAATCTATAGAAATTGGTATGTTGACGGAAGACTCTTCTACCATAAAGTAATTGACCTAAAGAAACCTCAAGAAGGAATACAAGAATTAAGATATATTGATTCTTTAAAAATTAGATATGTAAGGCAGCAAAAAAATTCAAAAAAAGATCAATCTACTGCATATGCGAAAAATGATGATAATCCAATGGATTATATTTTTCCTGAAATAGAAGAATATTTCATTTATAATCCTAAGGGAAACTTCCAAAATTCAACTGGATTAAGTGATCTTAGTGGAGGTATTGCTAGTCGTGGAATAAAAATGTCCAAAGACTCTATTACATATTGCACTTCCGGACTCGTTGATAGAAATAAAAATACTATTTTATCATATCTTCATAAATCAATTAAATCTCTCAACCAACTTCGTATGATTGAAGATTCTTTGGTGATTTATAGATTATCAAGAGCACCTGAACGTAGAATATTTTACATTGACGTAGGAAATCTTCCTAAAGTTAAGGCAGAGCAGTATCTTCGTGATGTGATGATGCGTTATAGAAATAAACTTGTATATGATGCTTCTACTGGGGAAATTCGTGATGATAAAAAATTTATGAGTATGCTTGAGGATTTCTGGTTGCCTCGTAGAGAAGGTGGAAGAGGAACAGAAATTTCTACTCTTCCTGGTGGTCAGAATTTGGGAGAAATCACTGATATAGAATATTTTAAACAAAAACTTTATAGAGCACTAAATGTTCCTCCTTCAAGAATGGATGGAGAAGGTGGATTTAATCTCGGAAGATCTTCCGAAATCTTAAGAGATGAACTTAAATTTACTAAGTTTGTAGGAAGATTAAGAAAAAGATTTTCTGGAGTTTTTTATGACATTTTAAGAACACAACTAATTCTTAAAAATATAATCACACCAGAAGATTGGAAAGAAATGTCTGAACATATTCAGTTCGATTTCTTATATGACAATCATTTTTCAGAGTTAAAAGATGCTGAATTATTAACCGAAAGACTAAACATTGCTGCTACAGCAGAACCTTATATCGGAAAGTATTTTTCTCAAGATTATGTAAGAAGAAATATATTAAAACAAACTGACGAAGAAATAATCGAACAAGACAAATTAATTAAGAAAGAAATAGAAGATGGTGTTATTCCAGATCCAAATATGCCAGTTGATCCAGAAACTGGAATGCCAATGGATATGTCCCCTGTTCCTGGGGATAACATAGAAGGACAATCCGGAAAAGTTCCAATAGAACCAGAAGTGAATACAAAACCAATGAATTTACCCAAAGGGGGAGAGATCTAAATAATAGCATAGTTAATTTTTAAATACTATGGACGAATTAATGGATATGATTGTCTCAGATGAATCTCCATCACAAATTAGTGATAAAATAAAGGATATTTTATTTACTAAATCCTCAGACAGAATTGATACTCTTAGACCTGCAGTGGCTTCTTCTTTGTTTAATAACGGAACAGAGGAAGAGACAGAGTAAAATGAAATCATTCAAACAATTTATATCAGAATCTATAAACATATCAGGTGATTTTAACGGAAACCTTTATGTTAATTCCCCAGCAGAACCTCAAAGAATTGGGGAAGAATACGTTGCTGATATATTGTGGAATGGAAGCATTTATAGATTAGAATTAGTATCGGAAACTGGAATTCCATCAAAAAGAGATTTGGGTGAACAATTGCAATCAAACTATCCTGGTGCGATTGTTCAACAAATTTATCCTATGCTAGAAAAAAATTTCAACATTAAAGATGTAAAACGATATCACCCATCAAAATTAGAATGGATTGACTAATAATGGCTCAGTGGAATAAACAAAATCAAGATTATCTAAACCAAGAAAGAAGTCTTTTTGAGGTTTTTATTCAAGCAGATCGGTATGGAAATGTTTTTGATCCACTTGGTCAAGGATTTTCCGGAGATCTTTTTGGTAGATTAAAAGTATCCAATCCATACACACTTTTCGATTCAACCCATCGTTATTCTCAAGATGGAGATTTTAGTGATGTAATTGTTGGGGCAGGGTCTACTGTTGGGACCATAGAAGAACAAAGCACAGCAACATTAGGAATTGGAACAACTGCTGGTTGTTCATTTGTTCGTGAAAGTAAACGAGTATTTTCATACCAACCTGGAAAATCTTTACAGATTCTTCAAACTTTTGTATTTAATCCAGCAAAAGAAAATCTCGTTCAAAGAGCAGGATATGCATCATCTGAAAACGGCATAATGTTGGAACTTGATGGTTCTCAACTCAATATCATTAAAAGAACAGCAGTATCTGGAGTAACCACTGTAATTACTGTCCCTCAGTCAGAGTGGAACATAGATACTCTGGATGGAACTGGATTCAGTACAAGTAATCCAAGTGGTATTCGATTGGATATTTCTAAAGCTCAAATTCTTTTCAGTGAATATGAATGGTTAGGGGTAGGATCGGTTAGAGTTGGTTTTGCAATTGATGGAAAATTTATTATAGCACATCAATTCAACCATTCAAATCATATAGACACCGTTTATATGACCACTCCAAATCTACCAGTAAGATATGAAATTTTAAATACTGGAATTACAACATCACCATCAGTAATGAAACAAATTTGTGTATCTGTTCAATCAAATGGTGGATATGAAAAGAAAGTTGCGGAAACCTTTGTAAGAAAAACGACTTCAGTTACAGTGGGAACTGATTTTTTACCTATCGTATCTATTCGTCTTTCTCCTGGAAGAGAAGATTCTATTATTTTACCAACAAAATTTAATGGATTGCCTTTAAGTAACAATGTCCCTTATATTATTGCACTCATAAAAAATCCTACTTTAGTAGGAGCAGCATTTACTTTATCGGAAAGTCCAAATGTTGAATATGATATTAGTGCATCCTCTATTACTGGTGGCCAAGTAGTAGATTTTTCTTATGCATTTGGTTCTAATCAATCAGGCGGAGCAATTAAAGTATCTGAAGGATATAACTGGGGTCTTCAACTTGGAAGAACTCAAGATAAAGTAAGTGATATATACACAGTAGCAGTAAGAACAATCACTGGAACTGGTGGAGTTGTTGCTGCTTTAGGGTTTTATGATCTAACTTAATTAACTAATAAATAACTAATATTAATCTTTCATAAAATGCAAAGAACAAGAGTAATTGAAACTGAAATTAATACTCCAACGAGTGTTGGAGCAGCTACTAGTATATCTAATGCTACTTGCGTTAGACTTCATAATACTACAAATAGTTCCGTTACAGTAGCAATTGCTTCGTCTGTTGGATCTGCAACTACTAATTATTTTTCTATGCCTGGAAATTCTGTAGAATTTTTAGAAAAATCTCCAACTGATGTTATTTGGACATCTTCTGAAATAAAAGCAAACAAAGTAGGATTTACAAATTAGTACCATGAAACTAATCAGAGAAGAAATAGAAAAAGTTAAAGTTCTTACAGAAGGAACTGGAACTAATAAAAAATTCTATATTCAAGGAGTTTTTCTTCAAAGTGAATGTGTAAATCGCAATGGAAGAATGTATCCTTTTTCAATTATGGAAAGGGAAGTAAAAAGATATAATGAAAATTATGTTCAAAAAGGTCGTGCTCTTGGAGAACTAGGTCATCCAGACGGTCCTACTGTAAATCTTGATAGAGTTTCACATAAAATTGTTTCTCTTGAACAAAAAAACAATGACTGGATTGGAAAGGCACAGATTCTTTCCACTCCTATGGGAAGAATTGCAGAATCACTTCTTAAAGATGGTGTTTGCTTAGGTGTATCCTCAAGAGGAATTGGTTCTTTAAGAGAAAACAATAAGGGATACAAAGAAGTTGGTGAAGATTTTATGCTTGCAACTGCAGCAGATATTGTAGCAGATCCTTCTGCTCCTGATGCATTTGTTCAAGGAATTATGGAAGGTGTTGAGTGGGTTTGGAATAATGGCATACTTGAGCAAAAAGTTGCATCTATGAAAAATAAAGTTGATTCTTATGTATCTCAAAGATCATTAGAAGAACATAAACTTTCATTATTCAATGAGTTTTTGAATTCTTTGTAATTTCTTAAAACATAAATAAATATAGTTAATTTAAAAGGTTTAACGGAGAGTTTCAAATGTCTCGTGGAAAAAATTTACAGGAAATGGAAGTAGGCACTAAGCAATCCAGAACTGCTGTTAACGCTAATTCTAAACCAGCAGAACCAATGCGTAAGCTTAGTACAGGTATTCCTGATGGACAAACAGGAAATTGGGAAGATCTTGGAGGTCCTACTCCAGAAAACTACAAGTCTGATGATGATTCTGCAAAACTAAAAGATGCAGCATCAACTCTTAAGCAAGTTAAGGACGTAGTAAACAAAGGAGCAAAGGGTGCTGATTCCATGAAGGGCATCAAAAAAACTGATGCTGTAAAGGAAGAAGAAGAACTCGATGATGAAGAATATATTGATGAAGAAAATCTTGAGGAAGATGATGAAATAATTTCTGAAGCAGAAAAAGAAGATGATGAAGATGAAGATGAGGATGAAGAAAAAGAAGAAGATGATGAAGATGAGGATGAAGATAAAAAAATGAAAGAAGAGTATGACATCGAAGAAGATGTTAATGCCCTTCTTGAAGGTGAGGAACTTTCAGAAGAGTTCCAAGAAAAAGCAAGAATTATTTTTGAGTCTGCTCTCCGTAGTAAAGTATCAGAAATCAAAGAGTCCTTAGAGGCTCAATATGAAAGTCGTTTAGTTGAAGAAGTTTCTATAATTTCCGAAGCACTTAAGGAAAGAGTAGATTCATATCTTGAGTATGTTGCTGATGAATGGATGAACGAAAATCAACTTTCAGTAGAAACTGGAATTAAAGAAGAATTAACCGAATCATTCCTATCTGGTCTTAAAGGACTTTTTGAAGAACATTATGTAGAAATCCCTGAAGAGAAATATAATGTACTTGAGAGCATGGTAGAAAAACTTGATGAAATGGAAGAAAAACTCAACGAGCAAATTGAAAGAAATATTCAACTCAACAAGAGACTCAGTGAGTCTGTTGCTGACAGAATCTTTGATGAGATTTCAGAGGGTCTAGCGGTCACTCAGAAAGAAAAGCTCGCTTCACTTGCCGAAAGTGTTGAGTTTGAAAGTGAGACAGAATATCGTGAAAAACTGGAGACTTTGAAGGAATCATATTTCCCTTCAAGAGTAGTTGCTCCAACAGCAACGACTGAGACACTAACAGAAAGCACTGAAGTTGTTTCTGAGTATCACTCAGACAAAATGAATGCTTATCTGAAGACTCTTTCAGCAGTTGCAAAACGCTGAATTTAATATTAAATCAAACAAAACAATTTCATTTTACAGAGGTAAAAGCAATGTTTCAATCAGAAAGATTGCAGGAAAAGTGGGCACCCCTTCTCGACTTTGATGGTCTAGATCCTATCAAAGATTCTCATAGAAGAGCTGTAACCGCAGTCCTGCTAGAAAACCAAGAAAGATTTTTAAGAGAGCAGCAATCATTCTCCACCGGAGAATTGCTAACTGAGGCTCCTACAATGGCAGCAGGTTCAAATCCTGCTGGTTTCAGTGGTGATGCTGCTGCTGGCGGTCCAGTTGCAGGTTTTGATCCTGTTCTGATCTCATTAATCAGACGTTCAATGCCTAATTTGGTTGCATATGACCTCGCAGGGGTTCAACCAATGAACGGTCCTACTGGTCTTATTTTTGCAATGAGATCACGTTATGGAACTGATCGTGTTAATGGACCAGAAACCTTCTATGATGAAGTAGATACCGCATTTTCAGCACAAAACAGTGAGTATAACACTACTCAAGGTGATTACACTGGTGCTGTTGACGACGGTTCTTCAGTAGGTTTCGGTACTACTAATGCAAGGGTCGCAAATAGTCCAAACAATTCTAACGACAACCCAGGATTGCTAAATCCAGACGGTCAGTCTTCATACACTACTGGACAAGGTATGAGAACCTCTGATTCAGAGGGACTTGGTTATGGTAATAATCAGTTCAACGAAATGAACTTCTCAATCGAGAAAGTTCTCGTTGAAGCAAAGTCAAGAGCCCTAAAGGCTGAGTACTCACTTGAGCTTGCTCAGGACCTTAAGGCAATTCACGGTCTAAATGCAGAAGCTGAGTTGGCAAACATTTTGTCATCTGAGATTCTTGCTGAAATCAACCGTGAAGTAATCCGTACCATCTACAAAGTTGCTAAGCCTGGTGCTCAAGCAAACGTAGCAACTGCTGGTGCGTTTGACCTTGACGTTGACTCCAACGGTCGTTGGTCAGTTGAGAAGTTCAAAGGTCTTCTTTTCCAAATCGAGCGTGATGCAAACGCAATTGCACAGCAAACTCGTAGAGGAAAGGGTAATGTTATTATGTGTTCTGCTGACGTTGCTTCTGCTCTAAGCATGGCTGGTGTACTTGATTACACCCCTGCTCTAAATGCAAACCTCAACGTTGATGACACTGGTAACACCTTTGCTGGTGTACTTCTCGGCAAGTTCCGTGTGTATATTGACCCATATGCAGCAAACGTAAGCAGCAACCAATACTACGTTGTTGGTTATAAGGGTTCTTCCCCTTATGATGCTGGACTCTTCTACTGCCCTTATGTTCCTCTCCAAATGGTTCGTGCCGTTGGTGAGAACAGCTTCCAGCCCAAGATTGGATTTAAGACCCGTTATGGTCTTGTTGCAAATCCATTCGCAGAAGGTCGTGATCAAGGTCTTGGTAGAATTACTGCAAACAGCAACGTCTACTATCGTAGAGTGTCTGTTCGCAACCTCATGTGATCTAAATCACATAAGTATCACAAGAGACCCGAAAGGGTCTTTTTTTT